GTACACAAATTCCAAAAGATAAATTTAAACCATGGCAGAAACAGAAGTATCAGTGTCCGAAGACACCACAGAAACAGAAGTAGAAGTTAAACCTGAAGCTAAGATTCCTGGTAAAGAATCAGAAAAATCTACCCGTGGTACACTAGATAAAAGATGACTTCATTTATTGTGTGGATATGTATCTGCACACTAATATTTATATTTTTAAAAAACACTATTAATTCACCATGATCCTAATTATTAAACCCATCCTTTTCGCCTTTTTAAAATCAGATGCAGTTAAGAACTTAGTAATAGATTTACTAACAGCTTATGTTGCTAGAACTGATAATAAATTAGATGATCAGGCATTAGAAATTGTCAAAAAGAAACTATTAACCTAATATTATGGTAGCTGGAATTAACAACGCCTCAAATTCACCTAAAAATAAAAAGAAAACTACAGATGTAGCATGGTCACCACCACCTCCTAAACAAAATAAAGGAGAAGCTGGATCAGTTGGATTATACATACTAAAGAGAAAGTATACAAACTACCGAGTTGGTGGTGGTGATAAATCTTTTGAAGACTGGAGAAAAACACAGTAACTAATTAACATGGCTTACACATACAATGAAGATGGTACATCCTCTAGTACCTTTAATAAGAATAGAGGTCATGGAGAGTTCAGCAAACCTACTATAAACACAGCTGTTGGTGGATTGATTCAACAAGCTGGGACATTAGCTACTGTAGGTGGTATGGCTTATCTCGGACTTAAAGCTATTAACTCAGCCAATGAGGAGTAATGGCAAAAGCAGCAGAAGAAAAATTCAATGAGCTGCATAACCTCGTCACTAAAGAATTCTTAAAAAGAGTTAAAAGTGGCGAGGCTACTACTCAAGACTTAAAAGCAGCCTGTGATTGGCTTAAGACTAATGACATAACAGGTGTTGCTTATGAGGGCAGCCCTATGGATAAACTAAACAGAATCCTCCCTAAAGTAGACCCTGAATTAGTTCAACGGAGGTTATATGGCTCCAAGACGGGCTAAGAACCCAGGTAAGACTTCTAGATACTATCAATCTGCTAAAGGCAGGAAGTCTTATGAAAAACAAAAGAAGAAACAGAAGAAGATTAACAGTACCGCTGCTAAACGTAAGTACCGTAAACTACTATCCCGTAGACGTAGGGAACTAGGTATTATGGGTAAAGGTGGTAAGGATGTCTCCCATAAGGGTAATAGACTTACACTTGAAATACCTAAGAAGAATCGTGCCAGAGGAGGTGCAAAACGTAGATGACTAAAAAGAAATATGCTCCATACGTAACTAAAGATGGTCTAGATGTACAGAAACTTAGCTTAGCTCACAGAATACAGTTATTAATGACTGGTGGTATAGATAGAATTGACCCTAGTACTGGAGAAAAGCGTAATGTATGGAGAGAAGGTTTTGTAGATCCAGTACTATACTTAGGTAAATCCTCTTTAAATGTAGCTAGACCTGTACTTGAAGCTATGATAGATGGTCAGATTCAACAGCAGAAATACAATGAAGCTGTACATGAAAGCAATAAAGCTATAGCTGATGGTCTTGTTGTAGGTACTAAAGACTGGATTGAGAGTAACACATACAATACTAAACTAAGTAGTGAACTTGGTAGAAGTGTTACTGTAAAAGAAGCTAATGAAATCTTAGCTAATAAGAAAGAAAGAAAAAGAATTAAGAAAGCTAAACAGGATATCATTAATGCTCAGGAGATTCGTAAGATAAAGAAAGAGAATCCTGTTAAAGTAGAAGATGATTTGAAAGTAAGTCAAGCTAGTAAACTTTCTATTTCAAACTATGGAAAATGAAGAGTATAAAGGCATTCTAAAAGGTCTATATGATAAAATAGATGACCAAACTAAAGGACAAGTAGCTGGTATTAGTACAGAAGTAGCAGCAGGTTTAGCTTTAGACGCTAAAACACAAGGATTATTAGGTCTTGGTCCGTGGGGTTGGTTAGGTTATGGAGTTACTAATTTTATTGGAGGTGCAGGTGCTAATATAGCTGCACAGAAAATAAGAGGTGAAGAGAATATAAAGCCAGGAGAAGTAATCTCTTCTGGTTTACTCGGTGTAATTCCTGGTACTAGTTTAAGATTCGCTAAACCTATAACAAAAGTTGTTGGTGAAGCTAATACTGTTAAAAGAGCAGCTACGTTTGGTGCTACTCAAGGTCTTACAGATCAAGTAATTCAGAAAGGTATAGATGAAAAAAGACTTCCTACACCATCTGAGGCAGCTTTAGGTCTTGGAGTAGGAGGTGTGATAGGAGGTACTTTTAAAAGTGTTCAGTTAAATCCCGATGAGTCTGGTAAACTAATGGTCATGTGGGGTAAAGTCGATCCTGATAGTGTGAGTCCTTATATGAAGTCGAAAGTTAAACTACATAAACGAGCATTAGATGATGAAATGCTGCATTGGGATACCAAAGCTGTAGAACGAAGAAGTAAAATAGATGAACAATTCGAATTAGATTCATCTGGTAAACCGAAAGGTCCACGCAAAGTATTTGCAAGTAATACTGAAGCAGCAAGAAGAGCTAAAGCTGCATGGAGTCTTGGTGAAGAAGTTAGTCCAGCTGATATTAAAATTTTTGAAGAATCTAATCAAAGTATATTAGATGGCTATAATTGGTATCTTCATGGTTCTAATATAAAAGTTGGTAAAACTGAAGGTCATCATAAAGGTGTTGTTAGACAAATATTTGATGCTTCAAATGGTTTAAATAGGAAATATAGATTAAAAAGTGCTAAATATATGGAGAAAAGGATTGGATTTGAACTTGGGTATCATGGTAGAAATGCTGAACCAGTTCCTATACGTTTCCATCCTAGAGTTCATGCAATAATAAATGCACGTATATCATCTAGTCCTGATAGATTTAATGTAGAAGGTGCAGCAAAAAGATTAGGTTTCCCTGAAAACTGGCAATCAGTTTTAACATATGAAGAGCGTTTACCTCTTTATAATGAAGTAGCAGATGCTATACGAGAAAGTGTAGATGCTATAAATACATCTTGGAAAGTTTTATTATCTAGAAGTGATGATCTAACAGCTATGCCTAAAGAAGAATATTTAGAACTTATGTTAAACCATAGAAAATTAGATGATAAATTAAAGAAAGTTGCTAGTCCACATCTTATGGCACAAACTACTAAAACTGGTTGGGGTCTGAAAGAAACATCTACAACTGTACTTAATGATATTTTAACAAAATCAGGTAGACAAGATTTAACACTTCCTGTTTTTATTAGACAAGTTGAAGCAGATATGCCTCCTGGTTTGAAAAAAGTAATTAGAGATAAAAACGCTTGGCAAATACTTAAAGAAATGGTTATAAGTGGAAAAAGTTCAACAGTAGTTATGAAAGCTCATCCAGCAATTAAAATGACTGTAAAACAACGAAACTCTCTTGATGCTTATGCACGTACATTAAGAAGCAGAGGTTCATCCCTTAAATTTATTGACGAAATAGGCATGAGAGCAGAAGATTAATTTAAACACACACAAACATTATGGCAGCAGGAAAAGGATTCTGGGGGAAATTGGGCACCTCCATGAAAAATGTAACGCCCGAACAATGGAGAGCAGGTGCTATTATCACAGATAAATTAAGTGGAGGAGCTACAGGATATCTGGGTACTTCACTAGCAGGCGTAACTTCTCTAGATGGTAAAATAAACCTGAAAAGTGATAGAGGTCAAAGTGCTAATTCAGAAGATAGTTCTGTAGTAAAAACTGGAGCACCTAAAGTAAATAAAAGGTCAAACTTTGCTGAAGAGTATCCAAATTCATGAATACTCTTGAATCTCTTCAGTCAGACTTCAAGCTATTCCTACAAGCTTTGTGGGACCAACTCGGTTTACCTTCACCTACCCGTGCTCAATATGCAATCGCAGACTATCTTCAGTATGGCCCTAAGCGTCTTCAAATACAAGCTTTCCGTGGCGTTGGAAAGTCGTGGATCACAGGAGCCTTCGTCCTCTGGACTCTCTTTAACGATCCAGAAAGAAAAATTATGATCATATCTGCCTCCAAAGAGAGAGCAGATAACATGTCAATCTTCTTACAAAAACTAATTATTGAAACCCCATGGCTCAGTCATCTCAGACCGAAATCAGACGATTCACGTTGGAGTCGCATCAGCTTCGACGTAGCTTGTTCACCTCACCAAGCCCCAAGCGTAAAATCGGTGGGAATAACTGGTCAGCTAACAGGAAGTCGCGCCGATTTAATGATCTTGGACGACATAGAGGTTCCTGGAAATTCCATGACGGAGTTCATGCGTGAAAAACTTTTACAACTCTGTACTGAGGCTGAATCCATCCTCACGCCGAAAAGCGATAGCCGTATTATGTATCTCGGGACTCCTCAGACTACTTTTACTATCTATCGTAAGCTGGCAGAGCGTTCGTACCGTCCGTTCGTTTGGCCCGCAAGATACCCAGCCAAATCTAAACTCTCCCAGTATGAAGGATTATTAGCTCCTCAAATACAGGAGGATTTAGAAGCTGGGGTTGAAGCCTGGGATTGTACAGACCCAGATAGATTCAACAATGACGACCTACTAGAACGTGAAGCTTCTATGGGTCGTTCAAACTATATGCTTCAGTTCCAACTAGATACGAGTCTATCAGATGCTGAAAAATTCCCACTTAAGATGGCTGATCTGGTTATTACCAGTGTCAATCCTGAGTCTGCCCCTGAAGCCGTTATATGGTGCTCCGATCCCCAAAACGTTATCAGAGACGCGCCCACAGTCGGTCTCCCAGGAGATTATTTTTACTCTCCTATGCAACTCAAAGGAGAGTGGTCCAATTATTCAGAGACAATATGCTCAATCGATCCTTCGGGTAGAGGAACTGACGAGACTGCAGCCGCATTCATATCTCAACGAAACGGCTACCTATACTTGCATGAAATGCGTGCATACCGAGACGGGTACTCTGACCGTACCTTGCTCAATATATTAGATGGTTGTAAGAAATATAACGTTACTAAGCTAGTTATTGAAACTAACTTCGGTGATGGTATCGTTTCTGAACTATTCCGTAAACACCTAACTGCTAGAAAACAAGCAGTAGATATAGAAGAAGTAAGAGCTAATGTTAGAAAAGAAGACCGTATCATTGATTCTCTTGAACCTGTGCTTAATCAGCATAGATTGGTGGTTGATAGGTCGGTTATAGATTGGGATTATAATTCTAATCAGGATGCAGCTCCAGAAGAACGTCTCATATACATGCTATTCTATCAAATGTCTAGAATGTGTAGAGAAAAAGGTGCTGTTAAACATGACGACAGATTAGACTGTCTAGCCCAAGGAGTTAAATACTTCACAGATGCCCTCTCAATAAGCGCAAACGACCAGATTAAGCTAAGAGAGCTAGAAGAGTTTAGAGACGTGTTAGAGAGCTTCCTAGACGACCCTCAGGCTTCTGCTAATCACATGGTGATGGGTATGAATCTACAACAAAGAAAAGAAGCTAGAGGTAAAGAATCTGGAAAGCCTCTCCCCACCTGGGTTTAGGTGCAATCACCCATGTATACAGGGGAAGGGAAGGGTGGACCCAGCCCCTGATGAGGAAATTTGTTATCTCACGACAACAATTTCCTCTATCTTAATATCATCATTTGATATTCCTATAACACTTCCACTAACTTATGATAAACAAAGAAGACTGTATTATACAGATGTTACTGTATAACAGTCATGATTCAGATATGACCTATCAGAGACCTGATAAGACCACCTATGTCTGTCAAATACGTAAAGATAAACCTAATACCTTCTATATACCTCAAACTCAACTAGAATTACCTCTAGATCTCCCTAAAACTGTCTCTAAACCTCCCATATCTAAAGATGCTCCTCATATAAACATGTTAGAGAAGTATTATGGTAAAGATTGGAAACTAACACCTGTCCTTAACCTAGAACCTCATACATGAAGATTATAGATGACTTCTTATCTCCTTCAGACTTTGAGATAACTCAACAATTCTTCCTTGGACCTAATATATCTTGGTATTATAACGAAGGTATAGCTAATAATAAACAAGGCTTAGACCAATTTCAACTAGTTCACCCCTTCTTTGATATCTCTAAACCTTCCCAAACTGACTGGTCTCCATTCCTTCAACCTCTCCTAACTAAACTTAACGCTAAATACATCTTCCGCATTAAAGCTAACTTAAGACCTAGAACATCTCAAGGTGTCTTATCTGACTTCCATACAGATATGAAACTTAATCAACAGACCGCTATCTTCTACTTAAACACTAATAACGGCTATACTAAGTTTAAAGATAACACTTTAGATGATATTCCTTCCGTAGCTAACCGTCTAATTACCTTCTATGGTCATCTAGAACACTGTGGATGCTCCGCAACAGACTGTAATAACCGTATAGTACTGAATATTAACTATATACCCTCTTAATTTTTACCATAAATTTGAGAGGTCTATAATCGTTGTAGCACGGACGCAAGTTCCCCCAGGGTACCAATTAAAATGCCAACAAGGACGTAGCCAACAGGGATGTGCCTGGTTTTTTACTGTTTGTTATCCTTTCCTAATGTAAATATCGAGTGATCTGTTTGCATTTCATATTATGATTCAGTAACAAACAGTAAATAGAATGAACAACACAGTGATAGACAGTGATGTGCTGTATAATCTGATGTGATCTCATGAGACTCATGTGGTACTGCTGACATAAGTGGGCATAGTCTAGATTCTGTGGTTATAATGAGTACATGAGAGACAAACATCCAAAGCAGATGTAATCCGCATACACTAAGTCAGAGTTTGACAAAGCATTACTAAGTCTATTACGATAGCATAATGTACGTTATAAATGAGTACTTACTGCTGTATGATGTCGAAACTTCGTTTGGAGGTGTGTTTGAAAGTATTAACATTAACAGGAACTGCAATTGCTGGCTGAATACTTTATACGACAAGATCATTTGTCTCTCTAATTATTATTAATCATGTAATATGATTTAATTGTTGATTGTTATTATTAATTAATTTAAATACTATTTAATTGTTATTAATCACAATCGCAATCTGGTGCTATAGTTTAATGGTTAGAACCTGTGTCTGTCTAACACAAGGTCGCAGTTCGACTCTGCGTAGCATCGTTAGAGACTTGTTCTCTAAGTGTAAACTAATTAAGGTATTAATCAATGATGGAAATGATTAAAGACCTTAAAGAGGTCTACGATTTGAATACATGCCATGATATAATTAAGCATGGTTGTGTAAGTGG